TATATTTGCATCATAATCGTGTAAGGAAGAGCTGATTCATGGTCGTGCGTGGGTTGGCTCTTTTTCATTCTTCCCCATTCGTGCTGACGAATGGTTTCTTTTCCAAATCATAGCAAGTGATATATACCCGTTTCCCATTAACATCACATAGAGCAAGGGCATATCCTTTCTCCAGTATTTTAACCGGCTGATTGTCGCAATAGACAGTACTTCCAACCGGAACTCTTATAAAATGACGTACTATCATTTGATTATCTTTAGCTTGTTATACCAGCGTGAAGAGAAAGGGAACCACCCGATTAGGAATGATTCCCCGAAAATAGTTACTTTATATAGTTTGCTCATGAATTTTTCTTCTTAAGTATTTCAACACATTCTTTTATCCCATCATCGAAACCTTGTTTATAGCCTTTAGTATATTCCCCTATAGTGTATACCGCCATTGCAAATACAAACAGAATGATACCTAAAGCCTTATGCCAACCGGGCAGCGAGATGGAAAACGGTTTAAATGTAATTGTTAGATCTCCAACCCATAATAGGGCGATAATACATATAATTGCCAAAATAATTGTTTTCATAATCAATATTTTTTTTCGTTCAACTTAGGTCTTAATTCATTGTATCTCATCTTCTGCTCCACATGCCATATAAGGTCTATGTTCATATGCTTGGCAAGCCCGAAGATTGATAATAACATATGACCTATCTGACTTTCAAAAGAATAATTATATTCATAAAAATAACGAATTGGCAATGTGGATATGGCGTATATGCTTTCAGTAAATGTTTCACCTACGCAACTTTCGGATGCACCATATATCGCTTCTTTAGGAAAATCATCAATGGATATATTTCTTAATCCAGCCAAATCAAGCAGGCGTATAACTGCATCGCTTAGTTCGTCTGGAATCGTATCTTTGATATATTTTTCAAAACAATACTTGAAATTGACATCATCGTGCGGTTCTTCATCCTCATAAGAAGACTTGAAAGATTCCCTGTCGGCACGTTTCCCTTTTCGGTCCGCTTCCACAGCTTCCATAAGCTCGGAAATGATAAGACAAAGATGGTGTTCGTTACTCAGTTCTTTATCATGGAAGCCGTGCTCGCAAGCGGTCTTATAAACACGATTCCGTAGTTTGTTCAAATTAATATTGTTCATCATATAAGTTTTAAACATTCTTTAATTCCTTCCTCAAGTGCTTCCTCGTAGGTATTATAACGGATAATAGGTCTGTCAGACAATCCTATCAAGTCATGGGTAGGTATTGTCAGAATATCGTAAAGCCAATAGTCTCCATACATATAGCCTATTTCAATATGGAGGCATTTTGTGTCACGCAACCACTTCTGGGCAACATACAATGTTGGGCATAAAAATTCAACTGGTTCGTTATCTATTTCCGTACAACATGACATACTTTGCGGAATGTCGTATCTTCTAATAATATTATCGCAACTTATTGTGTGTTCACACTTCCAATTAAACCCTTTCTCTTTCAGCAGCTCCGCTGTTTCTAATGTTACAAGTTCTTCGGTCATAACTATTTTATTTTAGGTTTTTCATTGTACTCTTTGGCGTTTTTAGCTTTTTCACACGCTTGTCTTTTCATAGCTGTAGGGCAATCACAATTCCCACATCTATCATTATACCAACAACAATATTCACACTGGTGCATTAGTTATTTTTTATCTTGTTATTAGTTATCTTCCACTGTAACAGATTCTATCTTTTCGTGATTGGGGTTGCTGCCTTTCAACAAGTCATTTTTTACTCTGTCGGCAATCCGATCATTACTAACGGTATTTTTATCTTCGTAATCGTAGGATATGATTACGGTTATTTTTTTACTCTTCATAAATATTCCTTTCTAATTAGTTTTAAATCGAATACCAAGCCAAATGTCCGTAGGCGGATTCTGACATGCTTCCATATTCGTTTACATGGTCAACAAAATCCTCCAAAGGAACGGCATCTATCTCATTCCTTGCTTTGACAATGAGAGCACCACCAGTGATACTTACCTGAACGGTATCCCAGGAAACGTACTTCTGGCATTCTTTGGTCAATTCACTTTCTATTACTGCCAGTCGAGCAAAGGTGGAGTTATATTCTCCAGCCAGTTTTTCTATCTTATTCATATATCTCTAGTATGATTCTGATAAATATTTTATTAAACTCTTTTTGTCTCTAAAAAGCCTTTTATCCCATTGTGGATAATTATTTCTTGGTACACTTGCACCGTCAGATAGTTTGTAAACCATCAAAAAGCTATCATCCTCATAGGATATTTCAATAGTTATTTTGCCAACGGTGGTATGATATATTTTGTCACCACTTAGGTAACATACACTATCACCTACATTAAACTCTGTGTCTATATTCATATCTATATCTTTTAAACACTCTTGCATAAAGCATTAAATTCAAATTTATCACAGTTTATAACATCTTTGTTAAATCTGTCAGTACATTTATAATAATGCTTACAATTGTAACAAACCCTTTCAAATTTTTGCTTTTTCTTTACTTTAGGATATTTCATTTTTCACTCCTTTCTATCTTATGTCAAATTATTGTCTTGCAGCAAATTCTATCAATTTAACGAGAACCGACACTGGATGTCCGTGAAACGTTTCAACTGAATCGCCACTATCTATGTTTACAATTACCCCCACAAGACTACTACGTCCAAAACCATCGGACTTACCGGGATAAAGCATTATCCCAAATTTCGCGCCGTCACGCTCAAAAGAAACCGGAAGAAGTTGGAGAAGTCTGGTTGTGGAGAAGGCACCGCAATACCCTTTATTTTGAGATAAAACGCTATCTAATGAGTATACACCAGTCTCCAAGTTGTACGCGATATCCATCAATGATTCAGAAATACCGGCATTAATTAATATTTCGGAATCATGCGGCCCGGTTCCCATAATTTTTCTTGCGACAGGGATTCGGATGTAACAACTCCTACCGTCTATGCTTGGTCTTAAAACCTTGATTTTCATTTTATTCATTTCTGTTCCGTTATTAGTTAATTGGCAGTTTCATAAAGCACATCCAATGAGTTTTAGATGCTTTTCCGGACTTATGCCCGAATAGCGGCCGCTCATTGATTATCTCCAATATTCGTCTTACAGGAATACGAGTTTCGTTCCATTTGAAAATCAGCACTCCGTTCGGTTCAAGCACTCGCATACATTCGCTGAATCCTTTCTTTATATCTTCCTGCCACTTAAACCGTCGAAGCGTTCCATACTTTTGAGCCATATATGCACCCTCGTTCGCATTATCAAGGTGTGGAGGATCAAAGACTACAAGTTTAAAAGAACTGTCCGGATACGGCATTGCTGTAAAGTCGGCAACCACATCAGGATGGACTTCCAGCTTACGACCATCGCATAAAACATATTCGACATCACGAATATCTTGGAAGAGAACGTTTGGATTCTTCTTATCAAACCAAAACATCCGGCTTCCACAGCAAGCGTCAAGTATTATTTTTTTGCTCATTTCTCTTTAGTTATGAACCATTTTCCTGATGTCTGGTAAATGGTAATTATTATCAATTAAATTCTAATTGTATTATCAGCAAACTGTTAATCAACTTCCACTAACTCACCGTTTTCCAGTCATCAGCAGTTTTCATGATTTTCTAAACAGGTGGCTGAACGCATTATCCAAATCCAAGTCCAGATTCAGTTTGGACGGGAAAGATTTAATGTATTCGTACATCTTATAAGCGAGGTTGTCATCATCACCGCACCTATCAATCAGTGTGAGCAACATGGCGTTCACCATGTCAGAATCATTGCCGAAGTTTTCCTGAGTGGATTCGCTGCAATGATTCACATCACTTTTCAATCTCTTTATCGCGGCTATGGCTGTGTTGAAGTTTCTTTTTGAATCGTGTCTGAGTTCAAAGCCTTCCTTCTTGTATTGCTGCTGCATTTCTAGAAGGTTGGTTTCTAAAACGTCCGTGAGGACAAATACGATGTTGGTTATCGTATTCAGTTTGTCTGTTCCTTGCATGATCGTGTATTCTTATTTCTAATTCGAATGAATCCCCTTCGTTCTGTTTCTTCTAACAGTGGAAAGTCTTCATTCTTGATTTCACATTCTGTTTCGTAGTTCACGGAAGTATAACTTGGGATATTGAACTTTTTCCGGATTCTTACGATAACATCCGGATTTCTTGTTACCCAGTAAACGGTTATTCTCATGGTGATATCAGCATTTTTCTAGCTTCCTCATCTCCTGCATCAGCACGGTGCTTGATTTCAATGTACTCAGCATAAGAGATTCTGTTATCTCCACGCTCCTCTATCTCTTTTTCACGTTGGTTTCTGTATCGTTCACGCTCTTTCCGTTCAATATCTTTCCGACGTTCAGAAACGTAGTCCAGCATCGCACTTGTTATTTTCAATGGATCTATTGAACCGTAGAACCGCCCATACTTCCCTGACTTAAACCGTGCTATGAAAAAACAGATTTCAGCGGCATTTATATAATAATACTCCGAAAGGAATATCTCCGATAGTTCAGAAAGTTGCTCTTTCGCTATCTTGGTTGAAACTTCTGCAAAGTCATTCAATGAGCCAAATTGTATCTTTAGCCATTCTATCGGTGTTTCATCCCCATAAGTAGAAGACAATAGCCCTAAACTCGGAATGCTGTCATTCAACGCCAGTTCTGAATGGGTTGCATTACATCTGACAAGTTTGAACTGCAAATCAGGGTTGTAATCAAGAATGAATTGTGCAGGATCGGGATATTTATTCAATAACGCCCTCTGCTTCAAGTTCCTTTCTCTTTTTTGCGGCAGCTTCTCTAACGGTTGTAGCGACTGCAAGAATTGAATCACGTTTTCGCTGCTCGCTATCCTGTTGATTTTTACTAAGTCTTGTCCCATTATAGTTTCCTTCCAATATTTTAGTAAAGTTTGCTTGTTTGAAAATCCAATCAAAGTCGCATTTCCAATTGCGGTCATTAGCTCCAAGTAGGAACGGGGATTGAAGAATGAGATTGAAAACACTCCTCACTGACTCTTTCCCATATTGGGCTATCCGGGCTTTTACAGCCTTTTTTCTCACATCAGTCATTGATCTTATCTGCTGGAGTCTGTCTTTGAATGTGGTATTATAGTATTCCATCAATCCGCTGTAATCAATCTTTTCAGAGGGGGAGGGCGAAGAAAGCTTGGCTTTCTTTGATACTCCGTCAGGAGTATTTTCTTTCTTTTGATGTAGAGATATATCTATATACTCTCTTTCTTCTTTCTTTGTATTTGTGCCCTCTGTGTGCCCTGATTTTTGTAAAAGTTCGGATTGCGGTAGATTGTTGTTCATGGGCTGTGCCCCAAGTTGTGCCCTTAGTTGTGCCCATTCGTGTCTTAATTCATTGATTTCCTTTTCAATACCTGTGTCCTTACTTGTGCCCTTGGTTGTGCCCATTGGATTATATTCTTCATATTTACATAAGGTTATAAGGTTCATTCCTTGATTGCACTCAACAGTTATCATACCTTTCTTTCTAAGATGCACAAGAAAGGAACGCACCTTCTTTTCAGACCATTTCCAACGCTGTGACAGAAATCTTATGGATGCAGGATATTGACCTCTTGAATAAGAGATTTCTCGACCTCCGATACTCTCCTTTCGGGGCGTTGCCTCAAATCGTGCAGACTGAATTAAGTCTAACCACGCTTCGCAACTGCTAAAAGTACGGGCTTCATTCCACATTTCATTCGAGAAAAACCTGCGGCTTAGCCTCAAAAATCCTTCGTCCATAGTCTTAGAATCTCACGTTAGTTAATTGCCTTCCGTTAGAAAATACAGCCCACTTACCATTACCGCTATCAAACAATCGTAAATCCGACACCTCTCCGAAACGTTTGATGTTACCGCATAAATCCACAATCCAT